GCCGTTTCTATAGCTTTGGTTAATCGGTTGGCGAACTGCGTGACGAAGCGTTCGTTGTCGTTGAGTCGGTGCTCTCCCATATCGGCAAGGATTGCGTGGACTAACTCGTGCCAGAACGTGTCGTGCATGTCAGCCTTTGCGTAACGCTTGCCGGTATGTGACTTCTTACCGATCTTGATCTTCTGGTCAGGGTAGTACACGCGCCCCATGTACCCCTTCTCTCGCATGGCTTCGACCACCTCGATCGAATACCACTTGTCGCCAACTTTAAGTTTGCGTGGTAGGTTCATTTGCTTTCTCCTTATAGTTTGACCAGCTTGCGCATTTGCAGTCTGGGTAGGGGCGCATACAGCGCGGACAATATCCTGTAATTCTCATCACTTCTCCTAGTTCTTAGCTAACCCATACCGGCGGTGTGCGCCACCGTCAGCGGCCAGAGGTATCCCCGGCAAATACTTCGGCTCCATAGTCATCTGCGCCAAGACCCAAGTCTTAGCGTCCTCGACCTCATCATCAGGCACCACGGCGATTTGTTCATCGTGCACAGTGCCAGCCACAAAGTACCTCTTTGCGGTTCTCAACATACCGTCCGTCATCACGCATCTCGCTACGCCCTGCGTGACGTTGTTGGTAATTTTTCCTGCGTATATTTTAGTGGGTTTCACACCCTCTTCGCCATACACCCAGTTGGTAATCACATTACCATGCCGATCACGCTTGGGCTTACCCGTCTCAGGGTTCAACTCAGCTTCACGGCGAAGGTTAGGATACAACAAACTCATGCCAGAAGGCAAGACAATTTCACCCTTCTTGAATGTCAGACAGCCCTTGTGCGTGTACTCCTTGCCGCCGTGTAGCGCAGACTCGATAAGCCCCTCACACAGTTGCCAAAAACCAACAACGGGGTACGCAGTCGAGCGGTAGATGTCGATGATCTTCTTGGCCGCCACGCAGTGAATCAACAACTCAGCTTCGGTGCAGATGTGTGGTATCTCAGCCATCTTGTCCATGTTGTCTTCCCACTCAATGAAGCGGTTCACATAGTCGGGCGTGACTCCCAGTTTTTTCGCAAATGATTTGTCATAGCGTACGGGCGGTGCTCCAAGGAAACCAACGAGAAGTTGGGAAGCGAAAGACGCCCAGCCAAGGCCATACCCGCACCCGAGCAACGCGCTTTTAGCAGACTGTCTAAGGTCTGGATGACTTTCTTTTGAAAGGCCCGGTATGTTAAACATCTGAGCACCGAACGCGGCATAAGGGTCACCGCCAGACCTGAAGATGTCGAGCATATCTTCGTAATCCGAAAGCCACGCGAGGACTCGCGGTTCAATTTGCGATAAGTCCCCGACGACAAGCTGGTGCCCCACCGGTGCCATGATTGCTTTGCGTAAGAAGCTGCCACGCTTGAGGTTTTGCATGTTGATTGCGCTACCTTTGCTGGCCGTCCATCGTCCCGTAGCCGCGCCATAATACGAAAGCGGAACAGGGAGTGTGCCTCGGCGTGAGATGTCAAGGAACCGTTGGGCGCGAGTTCGCTCCGTCGTAGACTTAACCCGAAGGCGTGCCTCACAAAGAGAGGCAACGTCCTCACGCTCACCATTGAGAAGCGCTTGGAAGAGGGCGTCGTTCTTCGCCAACGCGAGTGTTTGCTTGCCGGTAGTTTTACTGACTTTCCTCGGGGCAGGAACCCCGAGCGTTTCAAGTACGGCAGCAAACTTTGGATTCGACGCGAGGTCAGCTTCCTCGATGCCAAGTTTTTCGAGTAGGGATTCACGTTTCTCTTTCTCCTCATGTAGCGCGTTGGTCAACATCGCCTGATCTAGTTGCAGGACCGGACGCGTGTACATCTTCAATGTCATGTCAATGAGGCGTAGTTCCTTTGCGGGGTAATTGTGTACGAGGCGTTTGAAGATCGCTTCGCATAGGTAAACGTCATGCTTGCAGTATTCCGCGAGTTCCTTCTCCATCTCCCGCGATAGTTGGCGGACACCGTTGGTACTGTACACGGCCTGACCCTTGGCCGGTAGGCCAAACGCATCTGCAAGTTTTGCAAGCGAGTTTCCGACTTCAACTCCTCTGAGTGCACGAGCCATGCTAAGACTGTCAAGGATAAAGCAAGGATGAACACCATAGACCCACTCAAGGATTGAAACATCAAACTGAGCGTTGTGAGCCAGCACAGCAGTAACAGACCAGTCATACGTAGACAGAATACGAGCAAGCTCGTCAGCCCTATACCACTGAACAACTTTGTCGGTGCCGTAGTCGTGTAGACACGCGCCGAACGCTTTGAATCTTTCATCACGAATGTACTCCTCTGTAGTCATCTTCGACAGCGTGTACTCTTTGCTGTCCCAATAAGTTTCAAAATCAATGCACACGATGTGTTTGAATGGTGCGCTCAATTCATCATCTCCTTCGGGGGTGCGTCCCGTGTTGTTACATCCAGCATTACTTCGGATACCTTCTGCAACATACCCATAGCTTCCATGTCGTTGCAGTTAATCGTCAGCAGTTCACCGAATGGGTTGTCATCTTCGCTCACCACCACGAGTGCACGCACATCGTCACGCAGGTAGCACTCGATCAGTGACTTGACTACGATACGCATATGCTCGCGCTTCTCAGGCGACAGCAACTCAAGCTTCTCCAAGAACTCCTTCGCGTCTTTTACTTCGCGTATGGTTTTTCTCATCGCATCCATTGCAGTAACTCCTTTATTTGTTCAACGTTCTCTTCGTTGATGACAAACGCCAGCCCCTTGGCTTTGCGTATGTTCTCCAGCTCACGGTCTTGAAGCGCCGTGGTCTTGCCCTTGCCGGCCTTGCACTCGAACGCAACGAAGCGTCCTGCGTAGCAACCAACAATGTCTGGGATACCAGCACGACCCATGCCGTTTTGCACAGGCGAGAAGTGGTAGATGCCCATCTCGTCAAGAATTTTCTTGGTGCGAGCTTTAACTTTTGCTTCGGGGGTCAGTGCCATCGGGTACCTCTTCGTATGTCATTAAAAAAATGTCAGGCTTGCATGGGTATGTTTCTCCCACCACACCTGTGATGATGAAGTCCCCGGGCGTGACAAGATGGGGCCCCTCCAATGTTTCAATGTAAGGAATGCTGTCCACGACTTCGTTATGCCCCATCTTCACGGCTGGGTGGTCGCCCATCTTGAACCACTGCGTAGCCTCGATGACCACGGGTTTCTTTCTGTACTTAGCCATTTGTAATCTCCTCCAGTTTGAGTTTGTAGTGATGCCACTTATCAGCATCGGGTGAGTCCTTCTTGCCTTGGCGCATGGCGTACTTGATGAGGTTGCCTTTGAGGTAACCAACGAACTCTTCCTTGGTGAGCAACGCTTCCATCACAGTCCAAGGTTGCACGCCCATGTCTTTGTAGTGTGAGCCGCCAGCTTGTATGTCATCGGCGCGTGTGCCGTTGAGTTGTTGTTCGTATCGTGCGTTGAGCGTGTGCTCATACTTGTCCGCCATAGCGCCGAACACGCGTGCTGCTTCTTCCATTTGTTGCTTCTCCATTTCTGTCAGGTCGGGATACAGTCGTAATTGATTTGCGGTGGGAATCATAAGGGGCTTTCTTCTAGTAAGTTGAAACGTTGTTTATGTAAGCGCTCAAGTAATCTTCCGTCTACTCTTGTGAACGGCCATAAACTTTGCACGTCCGAGAACTCCAGCTTTGAGGGCGTTCTCTCTTTGCTTGGCTTTGATGACCTCTTGGGGGACAACGACTTCTTGGGTGGTGAACTTGTGGTAGTTGGCACACTCTCTCCTTCTTCGGTAACCAAACGTTGGCGACTCTTTTGTTTCTTTAATCAGCGTCCACGCGCCGCACTCGGGACATTTCATGCTTGTGTTCCTTCGCTTTTTCTAGTGACCAAAAATACAAACTGCATTTGGTGCAGCTCCATAGGGTGTACTCCCTGACCCGACAAGTTAATTCCCGCACACCAGAGGCGTTCTGCCTCCAGCGTGTGTCCCCTGTGTAGGTCTTGACGGTTTCGATCACCGCTTCATCCCCCGTACAAACGCCGCAAAGCTAGCGGCTGTGTCACCCAACGCAGGCATCATGTCGAACTGCAAAGCCACCTCTTCCAATACCATGTTCCGATATGGGTCAAGTTCTTTCTTCTGTTCGATGTGCTGCTTGCGCCAGCCCATAGCTTGTTCACGCTCGATGCGTGCGAACTCGTCGTCTTCGTAGTCAGTCATGTTATGTTCCTTTTCAGTGAGTCTTCGTAGACAAATTTATCCCCGCCCATGAGTCCATAGGATGTGTACTTGTCCCCGCTGGGTTGTTGCTTGTCTGCCAACTTTGCTTCTAACTCTGCAATACGCATAGCTTGTGTGTATGTTTTCTCTTGCAGGTCTTGGCAGATTGCGTCTAGCTCTGGGTTGTCCCGCCCTGACATAAAGCCTTTGTCCCACGCCTTCGCCCAAGCGATGCACCACAGGTCGTAGTAGCCACGATTCAAAGGAAAGCCAAAGCCCTCTTCTGAGAACATAGCCTTCACATCTTTGCGTTTGATGAACGCTTCCCACGAGTTGTCGCGTTCTCTGTTCATCAGCGGCACATCATCGAATAGTCCGTCACTCATTTGTCTTCCTCCTCTTTTTGGTACTGCCCCCAAACATAGTCCAGCATATCTGCCGCTTTGTTCAGCTTGGCTATCAATACCTTGTGTTCGTATTCATCTAGGCCCGCCGCGTAGCCGCGCATCCAAGCCGCCATGGTGAAGTACTGAAGTTTGTTTGCGTCAATCATGCGCGCTTCTCCTTGACTGCTTTGTTAACCATCTGCTTTATGTATCCGTCCAGTGCTCGGATTACAGCTTGCGCAGCTTCGTCCACAGGTATGTCAGGGTTGGCAGTTACTCCTTCAGGCGAGATGCGTAACACCTCGCGTTGTGGCCCTTTGCTGGTGTCGTAGAAGATGATGTTGTTTGGTCGCGTGTCGGCCAAGGTGTAAGTTTGCCCTTGCGGTGGACCAATGATGTATTTCTGAATGTCGTTCTTGTTGACGAACTCCATCGCCGCGCACTTCATACAGCGTAGGCGTTTGGTCAGGCCATCAACGAAGTGCCAGTCATGTTTACAAGTCATATTCTTTTCTCCCGTGGTCCAAGCGCAGCATCAAAGCCCAGCCAAACAACACAGCCACGATGCCAAAGAACATTCGATCAGCGCGTTCCCACTCAGCAACATTCCAGCTGGCGCACACAAACGAGCCGAGCAGATACACAACAGCCGCAGTCACAACGAACGGCGTGACGCAAAACACAATCTCTTTAATTTCTTTCATTACCTTCTCCAAAAGTAAATGCAGATAAGTACCCATGCCACAACACCAACGGCGAAGTACGCCTTGTCCTGCCAGCGTTGTTCAGGTGGGAACCATGACTCGACATACTCACCATCTTTGAACGCCTCAGCGGTCGTGCGCGGGAAGCATCTTGTTGTAGGCCACCCATAGTTGTCTATGTATGGTTGTGCTTGCTTGCGCGTTGATGCGTGAATGAGTTTGGGCTTGCGGTATATAGCCACAAGTAGTCGCCGTCTGATGCGGCGTTTGACGATAGCGTAGATGCGCTTAAACATTTTCTTTCTCCAGCGGCACATCGCGCCATTCGCCGTTTGTTTTTGTGACCCACTCGGTATATGAGTCTGGGTCGTATGCCCACCATTGTTGAAGGACGCGTAGTGTTTTTCCTGTGTGGCTTCCAGCCCATATGTCAGGCCGCTCAACAAAGCGCAGTCGTGGTGTTGGTGTCATCTCAGCCTCCGAAGATTTGTTTCAACAAGTCATACAGCTGGCGCGCCTGCATCACAGTCAGCTTGTCAACAACACCTTGTGCACTCCAGTTACGCGTGAGCACGATCGAGGCAACCTCTCGCTTCTCTTGCACAGTCAACGCACCAATACCAGCAGCTTTCGCGTCTTGTTTCTGCTTGGCGGCTATGACCTGCTGTAGCTTTTTCTTCATGCGCTCTTTGCGCTTTTCTGTGTTGGTGATGCCATGTAACTTATCCCACTTAGAGCGTGACATCAGAGGCGTGTATTCCTTGCTGATGATTGTGTGACTGCCGTCAACGCCGCGATGAATGTGCTTCTGAAAAACAAACTGCGTGAGCAACGAACCCACTGAGCCTACATTGAATCCTTTGATGCTCATCGCTTGCTTGATCTGCGCCATGTTACAGCCGGGGTTGTCTCGCACAAAGTTAAATGTCTCACGCGATACGTTGGTTGTTACTTCGAACAGGTGTGTTTTTCCAGTAGTCACAGGCTTCTCCAGTTGTGTTTCTTTCTCGTCTTGTTCCCACGCTTTGAGCGTTTGTTGTAGCGTCTCGCGTTTGCTGTTCTCGAGAGCGGTGCGTAGGGCTGTGTTGATGTCAGGCATAGCTTCTCCTTTAAGTTGTTTAGCCTTTTCAATAATTTGTTGTGCTTCGATTGCGCCAGCACTCATAGGCGGTTTGGGTTTTACTAGCACGCTTCCTCCTAATGCGCGCTCTATCTGTTCAGGGGTTAAAGGTTTTGCGTTGCTGTGCGGGTTGTGCCGCTGCTTTCCTTTGTAAAACATAGCTTTCTCCTGTGAAAAAATGATAGCGCAGAATCTCTGCGCTGTCAAACAATAGACAAGTTAGTGAACACTCTCCTTTATCTCCACGTAGTGCAGTATTCGTACCGCGTCGATGGTTTTGTTCAAGCGCTCAAGGTATGCGGCATCTGGCGGTATGTCAGCGGCGATCATGAAGTCGGCAAGCACCCAGTTAACTGCGCCTAAAAATGTCGCATCTTCTAAGCCGCCTCGGTGTTTCTCGGCGCACGCACCAATAGCTTCAAGTATGGCGTCGCGCATTTCTTGCATGATGCGCGCTTGTTTTTTGTCGTCTTCCATTTCTCACTCCTCGATTTCATCAGGTTTATCTTCAAGCACCTCGTCTACATAGTGCCCAGCTATTTCGTACCAGTTGATACGGCTCATGCTTGCGCTCAGAAGGTCTGCGTACATACCCTCTGTAGCTGGCGCGAACTCGTCGTAGTAGCTCTCCATCACACGCGCCAGTTCATACGCAGAGTCGTCTTTGTCGTAGTCTTCTTGCGCCGCAATGTCACGCGTGTGCTCATGCCAGTATGCGCTGTCTTGGTCTATCCACATATTGGCACACCATGTCTCGTAGTTTGTCCAGCCGTTATAGCTCATTTGCTTTCTCCTTGGTTAAAAGTCTGTCGTATAAAACTTCCGTGATGTTGTAAAGCATCTCGATGGACTCGAGCGCTTTCTCTGGTTCATTTGAGTCGATGAAAAACTTAGCGTCAGACACATGGTTGTGCGCCTGTGCGAGTAGTGATTTGCTGGATAGTTGGCTCATGCCCATGACTCCTTTTGAAGTTTGTTAAAGATGATGCGCCCCTCAAAGTAATGCGGCATGATGTAGTCCATGTCCAGCTCTCGTGCAGAACGCTCGATGTTGTCCTCGTTGTAGAACCCTGAATGCTCAGTTGTGCGTATATACGCATCGCCGTCAACGAACTCGATGAGTCCAAAAATTACAAACACTTTCATTGCTTTCTCCTAAAAACGGGGAGAAACCTCCCCAAAAATCGGGAGGGGTGCGACCCCCTCCCACCAAAAGAAATAACACTGGTCGTTGGTACTACCCCATCACAGCATTGCTGGCAACAGAGGGCGAACCTCAGCGTCAGCAGTCACCTTACGCGACCACTCGAGGTAGTAACACATGACCTCAGCCGCAATAGCAGCACCGCGCCCGTCACGCAAGAAGTCGTGCATAGCCGCAACATCGCCGTCAATCAATGCGCGGTAGATGTCAGCCTCGTAAGACGACAAGTCGTGCTCACTTGTGAAGCGCGTAGGCGTAGCGGTGAACTGACCCATGATGAAGTTGATGGTGGTCATCGGGACTTCTTCGAGCAGATACTCAATGGAGTCAACATCAGCCTCGAACAACATGGTTCCCATGTTAGGCACAGTCAACGCGTTGGTCACAGCAATGTTGTCATGCTTGATGGTTGACTCATCGTCCCAGTCATAGTCAGACTCGTCATAGCCAGCCTCGTGAGCCTTGGGTGTGTGCGTCAGCGCCACATTCATACCTGCACCATTGCCACGATACCCATACATCTCATCGTCATACTCGCCGTCAAGGTAAGCGTTGTATGAGTTGTTGTAAGCAGACGCATAGCGCTTGTTGTGCTTGCCCGATGAGTAGTAGTTGGGAATGAGCTTGGTTGGTGACCATGCGTAGGTGTTGCTGAACCACAAGCCGTCATGCTCGATGCCTTGGTCATAGTTGACATGAGACATACGACCCTCGCCGTCCATGAACACGAAGCGGTTGTCACCGATGAACTCGGCAACCATAGTCAAGAAGCCCTCGTTGTGCACAAGCGAAGGCGCCTCATGCACAGCATCACGCAAGTAGTCCTGAATGAAGTGATAGGTGTCACTACGCGCAGTATCCTTGGCGTTGCCTGTGTGCAAGATGCCGTTGTGCATCATCGCAATGTAGCCTGGGGTCACATCGTATGGGTGGCAGTTGCTGAGGTCAGTATGACCATGCGTAGTCCAGCGGAAGTGAATGGCTAAGTCGCGGTCGTCAGTAGGCAGCTTCTTGATGAACGCAGTAGCGTCAGCAAGGTTCTTGGGCAGAGTCTTGATGACACGCAAGCCCTTGGCAGAACCGTACATGATGCCGATGCCGTCAGGGTTAGAAGAATAAACATCAGCCAACATACCATGTGTGTTGAGCAGAGTTGAACGGATTTTGTTTGATTGACCTGTAATGATGAGACACATAATAAATACTCCTGAGTTAAATGATGGTTGCGCTTGTTAAGCGTTGGATTTCTTGGCGCAGTCTGCGCGCCGTTTGGATAGCAGTCAGTTGACCGCGTGGGTCACCGCGTTGAGCACACCTGTTGGCTTCTTGCAAAGCCATGTCGTAACGCTCGTTGAGCGTAGGTGGTGTGGGGTTCACAGCAGGCTCGTGGATCGTGAAGAACGAGTCGTAGTCGAGGCGATAGCGTTCTGTTATAGAAACGCCAGTCTGGGTCCAGCTCGTAGTCGTATATGTTCTATACGCATTAGCGAACTCCTCATCAACCATCGCACGCTGTCTGCGGCGAGCTTCCTCATACTCACGCAGTTGTTGTGCTTCAGCAAGTCGCCTTGCCTCGCGTTCTTCGGGTGTCATAAGCGAGAGACGAGTCTCCTCGTCTACACGCCTACCACGCGCCGTTGTCCTAGGTTCGGGAAGGTAGGCGTGCGCCTCGTCAGTCACCCTCCGTTACAGGCTCGGGCTGGTCTATGCAAGTTGACTGCTTGCCAGTCAAGCATGGGGACACACGGCGGCGCACACCATACCAGTCAGACAGATGCGGATACAACCCGACAGCCGCACCCTTGAGCCACTTGAGGAAGTTGGACTGATTAAGCTCGCGCCACGATGCAACACGACAGAACATGACAGCCGCATGAGTGAACTCGATCTGTGCAAGCAAGCGTTCTTTCTTGAGCGAAGCGCGGAAGATGCGAAGCTCGACTGTGTTGTACGAGCCGTCATAGAAGCGAGTGCCGAAGCCCAGACGCTGTGACTCACGCGCAGTCAAGTTCTGCAAGTTGACCATGCGATAGCGCTCATACGACTTACCCTTGACAGCCTTGCTTGGATTAACAAGAACCTCTTGGTCTTCAGCCGCCGCATAGCTACGCGCTTGCTCATCACGCTCAGGGTGACGACCTGCAATCTTGCGAATGAACTCCATGTTGTTGCGGTCGTTGATGAACATGATGAACTTGCCCAAGGTCATCTGCGTGAACGCCTTGCTGTCGATATGAATGTGCATACCGCAACACTTACGATCCCACGCACGATAGT